GAAATACATACGTCCAATTATAGTATTCGTTTTAAGTCGTTCCTTGTCGTTTAGGAGCGCTTGGCGAGTTGGTTTCAAGTCTTTAATCTTAGACATGAGCCAATCTCTTGCGGCCGTAGTTCGAGGATCAATACCCGACTTTGCAAGTTGTTGTTTTATTCGTTCTATTAAATATGCCATTATCTATTTATGTCAGTAAATTAAACTTCATTATTACCTTACAATCTTGAGAATTTCTTATAAGTATTGGTGTCCGCTTTCAAATTAGATACCTAGTTCCTTCTCAGTCATAATCATAAATTTCCAACCATGTTCCTGACAGAAGATATCCGCAGCTTTCCATTTCTCCTGATTCACAACATAAGTTGCAGCCTCACGGATATATCGTTGAGTTTTCTTTTTTTGAACAGGCATTTTGGTCTGTTCTAACGGTTTCACTTCAATAATATAAGTCATTACGGAACCGTCTTTTTGTTTAATTTTAGCAATGAAGTCTGGAAAATAACGATGTATTCTGTTATCCAGAGGTGATTTATATGGTATTGGCAGTTCTTCAGATGCCCACCACACCACGTTTGGATGTTCATCCAACCACTTCATAACACGCACTTCCCATGTAGAACGATAGATGATGTTATCCGCATCGCCATTATATTTCTTTGGATTTTTGGGTTGGAACCGACCCTTATAGGTTTTCTTACCGTATGTCATATAAATATCTAGTTAACTCTTTTAGGAATTTCAATGGGACTTTTTAACCTTTTAGGTGGTGGTATCAGTTTTGGTACTTCAGTTAGACCTGGTACAAGTGCTTTGAGCTCAAGCTCAAAATATCAAAGTGATATCTATAGATATCCAATTGATTTGGGTTCGGCTGATAAAGGTCATTATATACTTATAAACATTAATGAACAAACTTTTACATCATTTCCTGGCACTAGAACTGGCGATTTACCTTCAGTATTAGCAAATAGAAAATCAATCGCTCAACAAAATGGTGGATATGATACAGCTGCAGGATTAGCTAACGCATCAAAAATTGCACAAAGTGCGGTAGATACGGTAGTTGCATCACCTATTGGTCAAGCAGTTAAGACGTTGACGGCACCAATTGTTAATGTTTTGAATCCCTTAATTCCAAACGTAGTTAAAGAAGGTGCTGCTGGTGTAGGTGATGGTTTAAAAGGATTTCTTAGTAATGTAGATGCTAATATTGGCGTAAGAACCATCAGTAGAATAACTGATACAATTGCTCTTTATATGCCAAGTAGTCTAAATTTTGCATACAGTCAGGGATATAGTGATTTGAGACCTGGAGGTACTGGTTATCAAACTGCACTTTCGGTTTTAAATTCTGCATCTGATACTTATAAAAGTGGTGGCAAAGATAATCTCCCAAGAGCAATGATGAGTAATCTTTCACCATTTATTTTAAACACTTTACTCCAAGGTGCTGGTCCCGTTGGTCAAATTTTGTTTACTGCTGCAAGTGGTGGTAAAGTTCAAAATCCAATGCTCGAATTATTATATACTTCACCAGAATTTAGAACATTTCAATTTGATTTTTTAATGTTTCCAAGATCCGAAAAAGAAGCATTAGAAGTTCAAAATATTATTAATAAATTAAGATTTCATCAAGCGCCAGAACTAGTTAAAAATAGTGGTGGTTATTTTTTATATCCTCCATCCGAATTTGACATTTCTTTTTATTACAACGGCCAAGAAAATCCAAATATACCAAAAATTTCAACTTGTGTTTTAACAAATATAACAACAGATTATGCACCAGGTGGTTTTGCTGCTTATGAAGTTGAAGGTGAACCTTTTGCTTCTCCTGGTAGAACCGGTATGCCAGTTGGCATTCGTTTGAGTTTATCATTTAAAGAAACTGAATACTTGGTCAAAGGGAGTCCTTTATTGGGTGTTGACCGAAGAAGTTCATCGGAAAAAGGTCTTGCTGATACTATAAGAGACCTTCAAAACCAAAATATATTATAATATATGGCAAAATATTTCAGTAAATTTCCTAAAACTTATTATACTTTAGCGAATACTACTTACAGTATTGATGTTGTTACAAACATCATATCCCGTTTTTCGTTAGAACAATCTTTCAAAGATAACACCTCAATCTATGAAAAATATAGCGTTCAAGAAAGTGATACACCAGAAATCATAGCTTCAAAAATCTATGATTCACCAGAACGCCATTGGATTGTTTTGATGATGAATGACATTATTGACGCACAATATGATTGGCCTTTGGAATATAGAACACTAACAACATTTATCAATGACAAATATACCGCAAATGCAAACACAGCTGTCGGTCAAACCGGTCTAATGTGGTCTCAAGAAAATACACATTCATATTATTCTGTTGAAAAAAGAACAACAATAAGAACGGGTGATTATTCTGAAAAGAAAGTTCGTGTTGATGCTAACACTTATGCGAATGTAGTTACTTCGTCAACTAATAAAATACTTAGAGATGGCAACGAAATAAAAATTGATACCTCTAAAGAATCAATATCGTATTACACATATGAAATTGATGAGAATGAAAAGAAAAGACAAATTAAAATTTTGAAGCCAGAATTTGCATATGCACTTGAACAAGAATTGAAGAATGTTTTCAGCCAATGAGTCTTAATCTAACACAAGCAACTCAATTTAAGATAAAGGATTTAACACTTATCACAAAATTGGGCAGCGTAAATATTACAGGTATCTATCAAGAAATAAACATATATGATAGTGTGTTTATGCCTTGTGTTCGTGGTGACATTTTAATCCAAGATGCAATTGGTTTGTGCAACAAACTTTTATTAGATGGTAGTGAATACATTTCAATGGAAATCACAAAAGGTGAAGAATTGGAAGGTGAAGCGACAACATTTAAAAAAACATTTAGGATTTATAAACTAAGTGGAAGAGAAAACATAAATCAAAATTCTGAAATTTATATTTTATATTTTGCTTCAGATGAAATGGTGTATTCAGAACAACAAAAAATAAATCAATCATTTACTGGTGCATATAGTGATATTGTTAATATTGTTTTAAAAAAATATCTTTCGGTTCCTAGTAATAGAATAAACAAAATAGGAACAACAAAGGGTGTGCATACCGTAATTATTCCAAGTTTATCACCATTCGACACAATGGATTGGTTGTGTAAGAAAGCAATTAATTTTGAATCTTTGCCTAACTTTTTGTTCTTTGAAAACAAATATGGTTATAATTTTGTTTCATTATCAGAATTAATTCAAAAACCACCAATAATGGATATTAATTTTGAACCAAAAAATCTCCCTTCGTCTAGTGGTAAAGAGTTTTATGGGGCTCGTGAAGCTAAAATAGTTAGTTCAAGTGATTTGATTGAAAATATAAAAAACGGTGTTTATGCAGGTAAATTTATTGGCATAGACCCATTAACAAGAAAAGTTAGTATTAACAAAATAGACTTTCAACAAACATATGGCAAAACACAATCACATTTGAATAAGTATCCAAACTTTACAGGTGCTGTCAATAAAGATGGCCTTGATTCAGCACAAATGTTTAATTCTAAAGTTTCATTGTACGCATTTCAATCTTTCCGTGGTACAACACCTTGGATTAAAAAAAATGATCCAACAACAGGAACAATTATCAATGACACTCATGCATATGTGTTTCAGAGAGCTCCTATATTCACAAACTTGTTACAATCAACAATACATTTGAACTTACCTGGTAATTTTGGTATTACTTCTGGTGCTATAATTAATTTAAAAATGCCAGTAAAGTCAATAAAGCCAGACGCTGGTAAAGATATAGATGAAACCCTGAGTGGTAAATATATAGTTACAGCAGCAAGACAAATGATTAAAGGTGATATGCATGAAACAATTATTGAAGTGGCCACAGATTCCACAAACAGACCTTTCTTTAAACAAGTAACGGATGATTTGCTAAGAGCTGCTGAACTGAACAAAAAATTAATATGATGAATACAAATTTTGTAGGTAAAAATGGATTTATATGGTGGGTTGGTGTTGTAGAAAATCGTGTTGACCCAATGGCTGTTGGCCGTTGTCAAGTTCGTATTTTTGGATGGCACAATGAAAATTCAGTCATA